GCTGGGTACGTTATACTCTAGACACGCCTTCTGAAACAGTGGAAGAAGCGGCTCCCGTAAACGTGCTGGAAGTCAAACGCCGTAGAAAAGTAGCTACAGAAGAGGCTTAATATGGCCACATACACCGCTGGCGACCAAATTAACCGCGCCTTGCGTTTGCTGGGCGTGCTTGCTGAGGGCGAAACGCCATCGGCTGAAGTGTCGCAAGACTCTCTCATGGCGTTGAACCAGATGATCGACAGTTGGAACACTGAGCGACTCGCTGTGTTCTGCACTCAAGACCAAGTGTTCACTTGGCCAGCAAGCCAAATCAGCCGCACACTAGGTCCATCTGGTGACTTTGTGGGCCTGCGCCCCGTTCTGATGGATGATGCCACGTACTTTAAGGCGCCCAACGGCGTGTCGTACGGCATTAAATTCATCAACCAACAACAATACGACGGTATTGCGGTCAAAAACGTCACGTCCACTTACCCGCAAGTTTGCTGGGTAAACATGGGTTTTCCTGACGTTACGCTGACCGTTTACCCCATGCCAACTCAAGAGTTGGAATGGCATTTCGTGTCTGTGCAAGAGCTGGACAAACCAGCTACGCTGGACACTGTGCTGTACTACCCACCAGGCTATCTGCGCGCGTTTACGTACGCTTTGGCCATGGAAATTGCGCCTGAGTTTGGCGTCGAGCCAAGCCAGCAAGTTCAGCGCATCGCGATGACATCCAAGCGTGATCTGAAGCGTATCAACAACCCAGATGACGTGATGGCTCTGCCGTACGCCATGGTGGCCAACCGCCAACGATTCAACATCTACGCAGGTAACTACTGATGCAGTCGCCGATTCTTGGTTCTAGCTATGTCGCTCGCAGTATCAACGCTGCGGATAACCGCATGGTCAACCTCTTTCCAGAGGCTACGCCAGACGGTGGTAAGACGCAAGGATTCCTGAATCGCGCGCCAGGTCTGAAGTATCTGCAGACAATCGGCGACGGCCCTATCCGTGGGTTGTGGGCTCACCAAACCAACGGTGCGGACTTCTATGTGGCGTCCGGCACCGAGTTCTTCAAAGTTGACGGCCTGACCAACACGCCCACTAAGCTGGGCGACATCACAGGCACTGGCCAAGTGTCGATTGCTGACAACGGCACGCAGCTGTTCATCGCATGCAACCCTGATGCGTTCATTTACGATGAATTGACAGATACGTTTCAAGAGATCACTGACCCAGATTTCCCTGGTGCGGTGACTGTGGGTTATCTGGACGGCTATTTCGTGTTCAACGAGCCTGACAGCCAACGTATGTGGGTTACCGCACTGTTGAACGGCCTAGATGTCAGCCCGCTGGATTTTGCCAGTGCTGAAGGCTCGCCCGACGGCATCGTGTCGCTTAACGTGGATCACCGTGAAGTGTGGGTGTTTGGTACTGACTCAGTTGAAGTTTGGTACGACGCGGGCCTGCAAGATTTCCCTCTGCAACGCATCCAAGGTGCGTTCAACGAAATTGGCTGCGTGGCTGCATTCTCTGTGGCCAAATTGGACAACGGCTTGTTTTGGTTGGGCTGCGATGCCCGCGGTCAAGGCATTGTCTACCGTGCCAACGGCTACACCGGCACTCGCGTGTCAACGCATGCCATCGAGTACGCCATTCAGAGCTACGGCAACATTTCCGACGCCATCGCGTACACCTACCAGCAAGACGGCCATGCTTTCTACGTGCTGACGTTCCCCTCGGCTAACGCCACATGGGTGTACGACGTCGCCACGCAGGCTTGGCATGAGCGTGCTGGCTGGAGCAATGGCTCCTTTACTCGTCACCGCTCAAACTGCCAGTGTAATTTCCAAGGTGAAATTGTGGTGGGTGATTATGAGAACGGCAACATCTACACGCTGGATTTGGACACATACGCTGACAACGGTGGTGTGCAAAAGTGGCTGCGCTCATGGCGCGCGCTACCTACGGGCACCAACAACCTGAAGCGTTCAGCTCAGCACAGCCTGCAACTCGATTGCGAGTCTGGTGTGGGTTTAAACAACGGCCAAGGCTCAGAGCCTCAAGTCATGCTGCGTTGGTCTGATGATGGCGGCCATACGTGGTCTAACGAACATTGGGCCAACATGGGCAAGATCGGCCAGTTCTTCCGACGTGTGTTCTGGCGCCGTCTCGGCATGACACTGAAGTTGCGCGACCGCGTGTATGAAGTGTCGGGCACTGACCCTGTGAAGATTGCTATCATGGGCGCTCAACTTGACGTGACCGCCACCAATGCCTAGTCAAACCAACATAACCAACATCCCCTCGTCGCGGGTCGATTTTATCGATCCCCGCACGGGCTTGATGTCGCGTGAATGGTACCGGTTCTTCCTAAACCTGTTCAACCTGACAGGCGCCGGCAATAACGCTACGTCGCTGGATGATCTGCAGATTGGCCCGCCAAGTGGTGGTGGCGAGTCTGCTTTTGGCACGGTGACCTCGGTAGATGTGTCGGGCGGTACGACTGGTTTGACGACTAGCGGCGGCCCCATCACGTCATCTGGCACCATTACGCTGGCCGGTACGCTTGCTGTGACCAACGGTGGTACTGGTGCCACAACAGCCGGCGGTGCTCGTACAAACTTGGGCGCCACGACTATCGGCGACAACATGTTCACGTTGGCCAACCCTGGCGCGGTGACATTCCCCCAGTTTAACGCCGACAACACTGTCAGCGCGCTGAACGCTGCGTCGTTTCGCACCGCCATTGGTGCGGGCACAGGCACGGGCTCGGTAACCTCGGTCGATGCTACTGGCGGCACAGGTATCTCGGTTGCCGGCGGCCCTATTACGACCAGCGGTACTTTAACCATCACCAACACAGCGCCCGATCAAATCGTGTCGCTGACTGGTGCTGGCACGACAGCTGTCACGGGTACGTACCCCAATTTCACGATCACGTCTAACGACGCCTACACAGGCACCGTGACTTCTGTAGCCGCCACAGCTGGTACAGGCATTTCTGTGACAGGCAGCCCCATCACGACCAGCGGCACACTGAACATCGTCAACACAGCCCCCGATCAGACGGTGGTGTTGAGCAACGGCACAGGCATTAGCGTCACGGGCACGTACCCAAATTTCACCATCACCAACACCAGCCCTTCGTCGGGCGGTACGGTCACTTCGGTCACAGGCACAAGCCCTGTCGTGTCTAGCGGCGGCGCAACCCCTGATATCAGTTTGGCGTCAGGATATGGCGACACGCAGAATCCGTATGCCAGCAAGACGGCCAACTACGTGCTGGCTGCCCCGAACGGCTCGCCTGGCGCGCCTACATTCCGCGCGTTGGTGTCTGCTGACATCCCTGCGCTTAACTACGTCAGCTCGATTGGCGTCACGGCCCCTATCACCTCAACTGGTGGTTTGACGCCCACGATCGGTATTACGCAGGCGGGCACAGCCAGCAACGGCTATTTGAGTTCGACTGACTGGAACACGTTCAACAGCAAAGGGCCTGGCACTGTCACATCGGTGGGTGGCACAGGTACGGTCAACGGCATCACGCTGACAGGCACAGTCACATCGTCGGGCAACTTGACGCTGGGCGGCACATTGAGCAACGTCAGCTTGGCCACGCAGGTTACAGGCAACTTGCCCGTCACCAACCTCAACAGCGGCACAGGCGCAACATCTTCGACCTACTGGCGTGGTGACGGCACTTGGGCTACTGTGGTGTCGGGCGCGTCGATCAGCAACGACACGACAACAGCCACGGCTGTCTACCCACTGTTTGCCGCTGCTACCAGCGGCACACCAACCACGATTTACACCAGCAACGCCAAATATCTGTACACCCCAAGTACGGGTGAGTTGGTAGCGCCAGTTACCAAAGCCTCCAACGGTTTGATTGTCAACTCAATGACCGTGTCAGCCAGCTACACTATCGCCGCCGGCGACAGCGCCATGAGCGTTGGCCCAATGACGATTGCATCTGGTGTGGTGGTTACGGTATCATCTGGCTCACGCTGGGTCGTAATGTAAGGAAGAACATGACTGTTACTGCAAAAAACCTAGTGCCCGCCAAAACCGTCGAGGCAACCCAGACAACGCAATACACTGTACCAAACACTGTCACGACCATCATCGACAAGTTCACGGCGACAAACTACAGCGGTTCGGCTGCAACGATCAGCGTCAACCTTGTAACTCAAGGCGAAACCGCGGCGAACAAGAACATCATCACAAAAACAAAGTCATTGGCTGCGTCAGAGGTGTACACGTTTCCTGAGCTGGTAGGACAGATCTTGCCAGCTGGCGGGTTTATTTCAGCAGTTGCAGGTACAGCAGATGCTGTCAACATGCGAGTGTCAGGCCGTGAAATTAGCTGATGACGTATGGGACGTGATCAAACAGTACCTGCATGACAGGATGGGTTTTGACGCAACTCAGGAATCGCGTGACTGGATGGAAGCGAACATGGATATTACGCCATTTGATGGCGGCGCCTTTGTGGCGATGGGCAACGAATTTGATTTATTCGTAGTGCCTGAAAAACGGTGCAAGTGGCGCATAAAAACAGTGGGTACGCAATTTCTCGACCAAATGTTTAAGCATCACGATACAATGGTAATAAGGATCTACGAAGATAATACGCCATCACTTCGATTGGCTAAATTCTTCGGGTTTAGAGAAGTCAGCCGTGAGGATGGCTTAATCAAAATGGAGAACTCATCATGGGTGGTGTAGTAAGCGCAGTAACAGATGCCGTCGGCGGCGCAGTAGACGCAGTTGAAGATATTGGTGCTGGCATTGATCGCACTGTCCGTGACGTAGTGCCTGGTGGTTGGACTACCGCAGCTCTTTTGACTGCTGGCTACTACTATGCGCCAGAAATTGGCGCGTATATGAATGCCGAGGGTGCTACCGTTCCTTTGACCGAAGTAGCCGATGCTGAGGCACTGAGTGGTATTGACCTTGGTGGTGTAGGTGCGTCGCCTAATTCATGGTTGGGTAATAGTGCTTATGGTGCTGTGCCCGCCGCAATTGCTGGCACTGGTGGCGTTTTAGGTGGATTTACAGGATCTACGATAGGTAATGTGCTAGGTGGCGGTGCAAATGCGCTAAGCAATTACGCGCTTCCAGCAGCTATCACAGCTAGTTCATTGACCGCAGCAAATGCTGCCAAAGAAGCTGCGGCTACTCAAGCTGCGGCTGCTGATCGTGCAAACGAACTTGCGTACAAAATGTACGGCGAGCAAAAGGCACTTCAAGAGCCATATCGCGCTGCTGGCGTAACCGCGCAAAACCGTCTGATGGACGTGCTGGGTCTGAGCGGCAACACTGGCGCTGCTGACTATGGCATTGCCAACAAGAATTTCACGCCAAGCGATCTGACTACAGATCCAAGCTACCAGTTCCGTTTGGGTGAAGGTTTGAAAGCGCTTGATCGTCAAGCAGCCATGCGTGGTGGATTGATTTCTGGTGGTGCGATTAAAGCCGCGCAAGAGTACGGTCAACAGTCAGCGTCGCAAGAATATTCAAACGCATTCAACCGCTACCAAACCAATCGTTCCAACTTGTTGCAGCCTTTGGGTAACCTAATCACCACCGGTCAAAACGCTGCCGCTAACACAGGCGCTGCTGCGGGTAACTACAGCACAACAGCTGGCAACAACATCACAAGCGGCGCTGCTGCACAAGCTGCTGGCGGCGTAGGCGCGACCAACGCTCTGACCAGTGGTTTGAATCAATATTTGAACTACTCGAGCAACCAAGATTTGGCGAACGCGTTCCGTCAGTCTGCTTACTCAAAGGCTTAATCATGGCATTAGATCCAAGCATTGCATTGGGCGTCAAGCCCATCGAACTGCAGAACCCTCTGACGCAGTACGCGCAGATGATGCAGATTCAAGGCGCGCAAAATCAAAACGCGTTGAACCAGTATCAGCTATCAGCTGCTAAGCGTACTGACGAGCAGACCAACGCCATGAACGAGTTGTATGCTAAGCACTACAACCCAGCTACTGGCGCGGTGAATCAGAACGCGTTGTATCAAGATTTGGCCGGCAAAGGTTTTGGTGGTCAAATCCCAGTCATGCAAGCTAAGTTGACTGAGGTCGAGCAAAAAGCAGCAGCAGCGCAAAAAGCCAAAATTGATGCAGTTTCTGAAGAACGTAAATTTGTTGAAGGTGCTCAGCGTAATCTGGCCACCAACCCTTCTGATGCCAACATCACGGCATGGCTTGAAGATTCACGTCTGAGCCCAGTGTTGTCTGCGCAAACCAAAGCTCAGCTGGAAAAAGAAGCTGCAAGTTTGTTGGCCATGAAGCCAGCACAACGTGTTGACTACTTGTCTCAGCGTGGTGCTACCGCGTCTGACTTCACAACACGCCGAGGTCAAAACATGGTCGACGCCCGCGCACGCGAAAACATCGACATTGCGCGTCAGCGGCTAGCAAAAGATGGCGCCGCGCTTGACGCATCTGAAAATGCGGCGCTCAGTAAAGCAATCATAGACGGCCGGCTTGACCCGAACCGCGTCAATGGCCGTAACGCCAAGATTTTGGCCACAACTTTGATGGCCAACCCCAACGCTAACTTGCTTGAGCTGGGCGTGTCTGCGTCGGGTGCGACAGCAGCGGAGCGATCATTGGCAACTCAAACAGCCAAGATGTCTACCGCCGCCAACGAAGCTAACCAAATGGTCGACGTTGTCCGCGGATTGTCGGACAAAGTTGACCGCACTGAGTTTCCAACAATTAACGCTATCACCAACGCCGTGTCTAAGGGCACTGGTGGCAAAGAAATTGTTCAGCTCAACACGTCGATTAACGCTCTGGTCAACTCATACGCGCGCGCCATCAGCCCAACCGGCAATCCAACAGTGTCTGATAAGAACCACGCGCGTGAGGTCATCAACGCAGCCTACTCGAACGGCCAAATGGGCGCGATCCTTGACATCATGCAACAAGAGATGTCGATTGCGCGCAAGTCCGCAAGTACGGCCAGTACAGAACTCAAAGAATCACGTGAAGCTGCTAGAGGCCGAAGTTCCGAGCCAGCCGTCGCCGCACCTTCTGCCGCGGTAGAATATTTACGAGCCAACCCAGCTATGGCCGCCGCGTTTGACCAAAAATACGGCGCTGGTGCAGCAAAACGTGCGTTAGGACAATAATATGGCGGCAAATCCGTTTGACCAGTTTGATACCGTTCAGACGGCAAATCCGTTTGACCAGTTTGATGCCGCGCCTATGACGACAGGTGTAGGTGCTATTCCTGGCCAGCGATCTATTTCAAAAGCCGAAGCGCCAATCTCCATGCGCGACCGCATCATGGGCATCATTGAGACGCCCGCGGTGCTGGCTGGTGGCATGGCTGCTGGCGTTGCTGCTCCCGTGGCGGCTATGTACGGTGAGCTGACTAGCCCCGCTAAGCAAGGCTCACCTGAAGCGCGCGCAGCTGGTGAGGCCTTGGCGGCCAAAGCCCGCGAACAGTTCTACCAACCTCGCACACAGACGTCTCAGCAGATCATGAACGCGCTTGCTCCCGTTATGGAAGCTGGCGGCGCTATTCCTAGCGTCAACGCGCTGCAGATGGGCCAAGCTGCAGGTCCTGCCATGCGTGCTGTGGGCGACGTCCGTGGTTCGCAAATGGGTCAGTTTGCGGCGCGTAATGAGCGCGTAGCAGCACCAGCTCAAGCCGCGCTCCAAGCCGAGCGCGTAGCGGAAAGCACGCGCAACGCACCTAAGATTGAAGCTGCGCAAGCCGCACGTAAGTACGACATCGCTGTCAACCCAGCTGATGCCAACCCTACCAAGGGCAACAAGATCAAAGCTGTGTTGGCCGGCAACAAAGGTTTGGACGCGCAGTTCTCGCTGGACAACATCCAGAAGTTCAACGCGGCTGCAGCCAAAGAAATGGGCTTGTCAGAGAACACACCGCTGACAAAGCCTGCGTTTACCGAAGCTCGTAACTTGGCCAGCGGTCCTTACCGCGCGGTCGAGCAGTTACCCGTGCTGGAAGCGCCAACTGAGCTACTGGGTAAGATCGAGAAGCTCAAAGGCGACCCGTCGCTGATTGGCGGCGCTACAGCCAACGCTGAGATTGCCAAGTTGGTAGATGACGCGCAAGCGCACGTCTCAGCGGGCATGGCTGGTGACCAGATTCTCAAGAACATCCGCCAGATGCGTTCAAAAGCGCAACGTGCGTACAAAGCCGCGGGCGCCACGCCAGATCAGATCGATGTGGCCGACGCTCGCATGGGCATTGCCAACGCGTTGGAAGACTTGATTGATTCAAACATTCAAGACCCTAAGCTGCTGAGCGACTTCCGCAAGGCCCGCGTGGCCATGGCCAAGACGTACGCGTACGAAGCGGCTACCGACCTGAACACCGGCAATTTGGACCCCCAAGCGATCGCTAAGATCACCGCGGCGTCTAATGAACTGACCGGCACGATTGCCGACATCGGCAAGATCGCCGGCAACTTCCCTTCTGTGTCGCAAGGCACAAACGTCTCCTACTCTGCGCTCCCCACGCTGACTCGTTCAGGCTTGGGTGGCTCTGTAGGCTACGCGTTGGGTTCGACTGTTGGCATGCCTTTGCAAGGCAGTATCGCTGGCGCTGGTATTGGTGGCCTTGCTGGCCGCATTGCAGCCAAGCGCATGGGTACACCTGAGTATCAGGCAGCCAACGCTGTACCGACTGATTACCGTCCGCAGGTCAACAACTTGCGTCCTGCTGACATCAACTACAGCCCCAACCAGTTGGTGCCGTACGACTTCAGCCAAGCCACGACCGAAGCACCGAATTTTGTTCTGCGCCCCAACGAGTACCCACCCAAGGCTACGTTTGTCGGCCCAGACACCAGCGTTCCTCAACTTGGCATGAGCGAAGGCCCTGTTGGCGGCCAGATCGGTGCTCTGCGGGCAGAAGACGCGCGCGTCAGAAACCTGCAAGCCCAGCAAGACATACAAGCGCAAGCGCAAGCAGAAGCAGCCGCCGCCGCCGCACGTCAGCCAACCAAAGGTGCTGTCGAGTTGCAGATCAACCCATTGACCGGCGGCGTGGAAATAGCCAAAGGCGTCAAAGGCGCCACCCCAGCAATCTTGGAAAGCGCCAATAAAGCTGCAGTCTCCGCGGCGGAAAAGATTCGTGCAGGCCAAGCATTTAATTTGACGCCTGAAGAACGCATTCAGTGGAACAAGAGCTGGCTTGAGAGTATGCCTGTTGACCAAGGTGAGATGGTGTTTGGAAAGCTATCCAAACAACAGATCGCCGACAAAATCCAAGACCGCGAATTTGCTGCGCGATCGGTCGAAAAGGCGCGCGAAAAAGCGCGAATGTTTGACGAGATCGCTCAGCGCCAGCAGAACGAACAAGTCCGTCGAGACGCGATGATTAAGCGCGAACAGATGCTAGACTTGGCTGCCATGTTGGAGGACAATATGCGCGCTCCACGTCCAGTATCATCGGGCGGCCAGGGTCCAAAGACCCGTGCGTTCCAACGTAATCAACTCGCAGGTGAGAACAAGAACATGCTGCGTATAGACATCAATGGCGTTGGCCAAAAGGAATAAGACATGGCTCTTCTCTCACCAAACCCCAAACAACAGTTCTTCGACGCGAACGGCGAACCGCTCGTCGGCGGGAAGATCTACACGTACGAAGCCGGCACGTCTACGCCTGTGGCCACGTACACTGACTCGTCGGGCAACACAGCCAACACCAACCCCATCATCTTGGACTCTCGCGGCATGTGCAACATCTGGTTGCTCGACACCGTGAATTACAAGTACGTGGTCAAGGACGCCAACGACACGCTCATCTTCACGACCGACAACATCGGCGTGACGCTGACCACAGCATCGTTTGCCACTCCGCCAGTGCTGGGTAGCGACACACCCAACAGCGGTTACCTTACAACGCTTGAGCTGACCGCTACCTCGGCGTCTACGCTCAACCGCGGCACGACTGCACAGCGCCCTGGCACCCCTGTCTCTGGTATGGTTCGCTACAACAGCACCACAACCAAGTTCGAGGGCTACACAGCAGGCGCTTGGGGTTCTTTGGGTGGTGGTGCAACAGGTGGTGGTGCTGACCAAGTGTTCGTGGAGAACGGCCAAACGGTCACCACCAGCTACACTATCACCACCAATTTCAACGCGATGTCAGTGGGTCCGATCACCATCGACTCTGGTGCCGAAGTGGGCGTCCCAGACGGCTCTACTTGGCTGATTTTCTAAGGAACACATATGAGCACGATTAGCGCATCAACCGCGACCAACACAGCGTACAAAGTTACCGCTGACACCACAGGCACATTAGTGTTTCAAACAGGCTCTACGCCTACGACTGCTGTGACTATTGATGGTTCGCAAAGTTTATTGATTAATACCACAACTGCTATTCCTGCTGGAAGCGGTACAAATACTGGCGCAACTTTTTATGCGGGTGGTATTTTAGGTATTGCTGCAAACGGTGACAGGTCGTTGTTTTTGAAAAGATTGAACAGCGATGGAACAATGGCTGTTTTTTATAGGGACAACACTGGTGTTGGTTCTATTTCGGTTACAACAACCGCGACGGCATACAACACATCTTCCGATTACCGTCTGAAAGAAAACGTAGCTCCGATGACAGGTGCATTGGCTAAAATTTCTGCGCTAAAGCCTGTGACATATACGTGGAAAGCAAATAACTCCGAAGGTGAAGGTTTTATCGCGCACGAATTAGCCGAAGTTTTCCCCCATGCCGTAACAGGTGAAAAAGATGCAGTCGATGCGGACGGGAACCCACAGTACCAAGGTATTGATGTGTCTTTCCTTGTTGGCACACTGACCGCAGCCATCCAAGAACTCAAAGCCGAACTCGATGCAGCCAAGGCTGACATTGCAACATTGAAGGGAGCCGCATAATGGCTAGCATCATCACCGCCGACACAGGCGTAGTATCAGGAACCGCTGGCCTCAAGCAATCAGCGGACAGCTCAGGGGTTTTGGCTCTAGCCACAGGCACAGGCACTACAGCCGTTACGATTGACGCAAGTCAAAACGTGGGTATTGGTACGAGTTCTCCTGCGACGTTTGGAAAATTGGCTGTTGTTGGCGGTTCTGTTGTTTGCGGTAATTCACCTAACGGTGAAAACGAGCTGATTAAAGGTGTGTTCACCACGGGGTTATACCCAGCAGGAGTATATACCTTCAACTCTTTCTCTAGCAACTTTGCAAACTGGTTGACTTTTAAGGTAACAAACTCTGTTGGCACTACATCAGAAGCTGCTCGTATTGATTCCAGCGGTAGCTTGCAGGTGGGGACTACAACTGTAAACAGTGCGAGACTGTCTGTTTTTGGCGGCACAGGGTCATTAACTTCTGGTATTGCAGTACAGAACGGCGGCGGTTCTGGAAACTACTTTATTCAGTTTTTTAATTCAAGCGGTTCTGGTGTTGGTTCAATTTCTCAAAACGGTGCTAGTGCTACCGCGTTCAACACATCGTCTGATTACCGTTTAAAAGAAAATATTTCGCCTATGACGGGTGCGTTGTCTATTGTGCAGCAACTCAAGCCTTGTACCTACACATGGAAAGCAGACGGTTCTAATGGACAAGGTTTTATTGCCCACGAACTCGCCGAAATTGTTCCAGACGCTGTAACTGGTGAAAAAGACGCTGTCAATGCAGATGGGTCAATTAAATCGCAAGGCATCGACACCAGCTTCTTGGTTGCCACGCTCACCGCAGCCATCCAAGAACAACAAGCCCTAATCACAACACTCACTGAGCGCATCAGCGCGTTGGAGGCAAAATGACAGTCGTAATCAATGGAACCACGGGCATCACGGTTGCGACTGCTGCTGCGCCAGCGTTTAGCGCTTATCTAAACAGCACGCAAAGTGTTGCAAACGCGACGTTTACAAAAATTTTGTGCAACACAGAAGAATTTGATACAAACGCAAATTACGATAACGCAACAAATTATCGTTTTACTCCAACTGTCGCTGGCTACTATCAAGTTAATGGTTCTATAAATTTTGGTTCATCTGTAACTGGAATCTGTTTATGTACGATATACAAAAACGGCGCAAGAGCTAAAGATGGCGCAATTATTGCCTATAGCGCAGGTAGCACAGCTTCTACCGCCTCGGCGCTAATTTATCTTAACGGGTCAACCGATTACGTTGAGCTATATGCTTATCAAACTAGCGGAAGTTCACAAAACGTGGCTGGTATTTCCAATGCAACATGGTTTCAGTCATCAATGGCAAGGAGCGCGTAATGTACGAAAAAATAAAAGCAATCTACCCTGAACTGCAAGATGCAGATTTCTTGACTGTCATCACGCTTCAAAACGACAGCGATGGTCGAGGCGACTACATTGCGAAATGGGACCATCCCACGCTCGCACGTCCAACTGACGAGCAGTTGGCATGACCGATACAGTTGAGACGAAGTTGGCCGTGCATGAAGCAATCTGCGCCGAACGATACCAACGTATCGACGGCCAGCTCACGTCTGGCGACAAGCGCATGGCCAAGATCGAGTACCTCTTGTACGCGGTCATGGCAGCCGTGCTGCTGGGTCCAGGCGTAGCGGCTGAGTTCTTCAAAAAGTTGATCGGCTTGTGATGTGGGTCCAGAAATTATGCTCGCGCTTCAAGCAATGCGTGCAGCGTATTCTGGCATCCAATACTGTTGCGACTGCCTCCGAGAAGGCACCGTCGAAATCCAAAAAGCCAAAAAGACCGTCGAAGGCGGCGTCGCTGACGCCCGAAAGATCTACGCCGAAGTCACAGGGCTCTGGGGGTGGATCAAGGGTCTATTGGGTACGCCTGCAAAACCTAGCGCAAGCCCTGTCGCCCCCACCAAAGAAACCACCAAAGAAGTCTACGTCGACCACATCCCAACGCAAGACGAAGTCGTCCAGCAGTTCATCGGGCACGTCGGCGAGTGGTTTGACAACTACCACACCCTAAAAACATTCGCAGAGAAGCGTTACGCTGAAGTTTTCGGAAAGGACGTCATTGACCAAAAA